CTAGTGTAATTAATCATCACAGCACCTGGTACTTGATTAGGACTTATGAGCGCTATATCGTCTGCACATACAGGTCCTGCTCCGTTTATTGTTATATATCCCATGATTTATATTTTTAACAATTATTAATCTTAAAGTACAGGAGGTGGTGTAGAAGTCAACAAAACAAAGTTGTTGGCACCTTGAACACACAAACATCTCTCAGACAAAAAGTGTACTTGCATAGCGTCTAATCCTGAAGTGTAAGCTCCACCTACAGAACCAACGACCCATGATTTCATTCTTCTGTCATCTGCTTCAGAAGCTCTATATCTTACATGTAAGAAAGGGCGTCTAATGTTTTGACCTAAAATTTGATCATAAACGGTTGATGTTCCAGCAGGAATCATTACACCATCAATATCAGCAGTTAAACCTCTTGTAGAAGCATCATTTAGATATTTCCAATCAGTTTTGTAGAAGTCATAAGCACCTCTTCTAAAACCTGAAAAACCAAAGTTTAAAGCCATGTCTTCTTCGTTGTTAAATAAACCGTAAGAAGCAGCATTGCTAGAAGCATAACCACCATTAGTAGCAGCTAGCATGTCATCAAAATCAAGAGCAGTTTGTCTTGATAAAAATAACATGTTTTCTTCAATAGCACCTTGCGTGTCTAATTGCTTTAGAATTTCATCGAAATCACCTAAAGCACCAGAACCTGGAGCAGCAGCACCAGCAAAGTTTTCATATACATTACCTCTATCTACAATAGCAGCAAATAAACCTTCTGTACCTTCAACTGTAATACCAGATGTAGTAGCACCGGCTTTTTCAGCTTCAACCATGGACATTTCTAAGTAGTCTTCAAAACGTAGTCTTGTTTCAGACTCAGCTTTTAAATACCATAAATATCCACTAGTACCGTCTTCAGTTGCAACCTCAACCCAACCGATTTGAGAAGCGTCTGATCCAGATACTTCATAAAAATCTTTTAATATGATTGGTTTGTTGTCAAAAGTAGTGAAGTCAGGAGCAATAGCTCTAACTTCTGGACCACCAGTTTGGAAAGTTTCCATACCTAAAGTTCCTTTTTTAAATTCAGAACCGTATACAAAAACTTTCAATGCACCAGCAGTATTTCCTAAACTTGTACCGTCGTTTACTTTGTAAGTTTTGTATGTAACGTTTGCAACATTTGCAGCGTTAGCAGAAACAGCACTTACTCTAGCTTTAACAGTATCAAAACCGTTAGAAATAACTATAGTAGCACCAACTCTGATCATACATTCTTTTCCGGCTTCAAGTGGAACTGTTAATATAGTTCCAGCACCGTTGTTAGTACAACCATCATAGCTGATGTGTAGTCTATTTTGTTCAGACCAAACTACTTGATCTGAGGTCATAGGCATTTCGGCGCCTACCATTCTTAAAAATCCAGATAAGGTTCTATTACCAAATCTTTCTACTTCTGCTTCATACAGTTCCGGTAGGTACTGTTGAGCAAAATTTCCTCCGGCAGCATCAGTAAAAGACAAATAATTGTCAGACAACGTTTGCTTTATTTGATGAGGTATTAAGCCGGGAGCGTTTGTTGTTAATCCCATTTTTTTGAGTTTTAAATTTTAACGTTTTACCGTTTTTTTATTTTTAATCTAGAACTATCAACACCACTTATTGCTTTAACTCGTAAACCGTTTATATAAACACCATCACCAGATACTCTTGGTTCGTTGCTTATATTTTTAGATTTAGCAGCTATATCTTTAGTAGCATCGGCTATGCCTTGCTCATAAAAATGTTTAGCTATAGTGTCAGCATTGCGTGCTGCGTAAAGAGCTTTGTGATAACCTTGATGATCGTTAACACTTCCATCTTCGTTTAGGAACTTCCCTACAAAATTTGATAAGTCACTTTGAACATCTGCAACTTGAGAAGGATTTTGAACGCCGTATCTAAACTTTTTTTCTCCTAAATTGAAATCAAAACCTTTGAATTCTTCTGAAAAATAATTTTTAGTAATAGCTTTAAAACTTTCGTGTTGCTTTTTACTTTTCTCTTGTTCTTTGTTGTATCTGTTGAAAAAGTCCATTGCTTTTTGCTGCTCTTGAGTAACGCCCGGTCTCATCTTGATCTCGTCGTAATATTTACTCTTTAAGCTTTCTAAAAATTTTTTGGCTTTTGCAACTTCTTCCTTATGCGCAAGTTTTTTCTTGCGAATTTCTTTTTCATCATCGTAGTCTTCGTCATACATAAATTTATCTTCCATGATAAAATCTATTTCTTCAGAATCTAGATGAGGTTTAGTATTTTTATAATACTCTTTTAATAATCCTTTATCGTCTACGTTTGAGTAATCAGCATTTAACCTGACGTAGTCTTCTATTGATCCTCCAGTTTCTTTCATAAAGTCAACTAACTTTTCTATATTTTCTGGAAGTTCAACTTTTGGATCTTCTTTAATATCTTGTTTAATAGGTTCTTCTTCTTGTTCTTCACCTACTATTTCTTGTATCACACCTATTTCTTCGCTTTTACCTTCTTCTTGAGTTTTTTCTTCGACTACTTCTTCTTTGAGTTCTTCTAAAACAACTTCATTTTTAGGTTCTTCTTTCTGTAAGTTCTCTTCAACTTCAGTTTCTTTTGCAGCAGATAAGTCTACTTTTGTAATCTCAGACTCTTTATTAAGCTTTCTAGGTCTACCTTTTTTCTTTTTAACTTTAAACTCACCTTCTTGAGGTACTGTTTCTTCTTTCTTGTCCATAATATAATATTATAAAATTAATAATTATCTTGGTGCAAATTGCTCCAAATTGAATCCGCCTAAAGTATCTTGACCGGAAGATTCAAAGTTTTTAGGTAATAAATCGTTTTTTCTTTGATCTATTAACTCTGATTGTTGTGTTGCTTGTATTTTTGTTCTTTCGTCTTTTCTATCTTCTTTGTATTTTTCGTTTTCTGTTTTTGATAAAGACTGTTGTTTTGCTAATTCAATATTAAATTGAAACTCTAATTCCATTAACTGTTTTTTAATTTCAGCTTCTTCTCTTAATTTTTGAATAGCAAATTGAGATTTGCCTTGCTCAACCTGCAACTGAGTTTCTGCGAGAGCTTGTTGTTTTTGAACTTCGTTCATTGCAGCTTGTTCTGCTTGCTTGGCGTTTGCTTGTGCTTGTGCTTGTATATTAGCTTGCGCAGCCAATTGATCTTGTTCTGTTTTTCTTTTTCTTCTTTGTTTAAGAAGTTGGTTAGCTAATTTTAAATTCTTAACTTCTCTAATATCTATTGAGTCTTCTAGATTTATAGATTGTTGTTGAAGAGCTATTTGTATATTTCTTTCTAGTTGTGCTTTTTCTTCTTCATCAGGTTCTAACTCTAAGAATATACCAAAGTCTTGTGTGTTTAAATGCATCAACTCTTCTAGTGTTGCTACGTTAAACCTAGATATACTAGACTGCATAGCGTCTCTAAGTAAAGGAAACTGTAAACAGTCTGCAACTCTTAAAGCTATATTTTCACAAGTTCTTAATGTTACATAAAGTCCAGCTTGAAGTATGTGTCTAGTTGCAACATTTGAATTAGCTGCTGCAAGTTTTTGCAAACCAACTAATGAGTCTTTATCTGGCAAGCTTCCGTCTCTAGCTTCATTTAAGCCAGTAACATCTCTCATCATTTGTAAATAATACTGATATGTATTTACTAAAGAAGATATTTTAGCGCTGCCAGAAGAAGTTTGAAGTTCTTGTATTGGAACTTTACCTCTATTTAAATCGCCATCTTGAGTCATAGACCTACCAACAATGCTACCTGTTTGAAAGTACATGTTTAAAGCTTCAGCTGGATTATAATTAGTTCCATTGCCTAAATCAACCTCTGCTAAACCATCAGCATCTAAATAAACTCCGTCAGGAACCATTCTTGATATTACTTGCTGTAACTTTAAATGAGTTATTTGTATCATGTCAGCAAAAGTCATCATTCTGCTAACGTGTGACTCAATCCTACCTTTGTAAAGTCTAGGTGCGCATATACAATAATTCATGTTTACTTTAGTAGAGTTTGCAAAAGGTCTTGTCATGTTTTCAGACATCTTCCACTCTAACATGTCTTCATGTCCTAGTATTTTAGCACCAGTATATAAAACCTCTATTGTCCTTTGTACTTTGCTAAAACTTTCAGATTCTGGTGGGTTGAAAGTGTCTTGTTTTTCTAAAGTTTTTTCAAGTCCGTATGGTGTGTTTTTTAATTTCCAAGTTTGGTTAGTATAAGTTTTATATTCAAAAAACAAAACTTGCACATTGTTGTTGTCGTCTTTGCCACTAAAGTTTCTAGTATATTGAGTGTTGCTAGGATATTTTTGTATTCTCTCTATCTCATCTGGTGTTAAGTTAGGAAATCTTTTAACTAGCTCTGGTAAACTTATAGACTTAACCTCACCTGCATAATATAAATCTTCAAAGTTAGGATCTTCAGTATACGACCAAACTAAATTTGCCGGATCAACATAATCTACAGTTATACCATTTGATTTGTTAAAACTTGTTTTTGTAGCAGCAATACCTAAAACAGCTAAATCATAGTTTATTCTTCTTTTTATTAACTCGTATTTGTTCCTGCTCAACACGTCGTTTATAACTTCTTCTTCAGCTACTTCAACAGACTGTTTGTAGTCTAGCTGCATGTGAACAGATATTTCTTCTTCGCTTCTAATATCTATATCTCTGTTTTTAGCTAGATCTATACCAGTATTTTTTTGTATTAAATCTATCAACTGTCTTTGCATTAAGTCTTGGTACAAACCGTCAGCATATTTAGTTCTTCTTAATATTGACTCTGGATCTTGAGCAAAAGCTTTTATATCGTAAACCCTATCTGATATTCCATTTACTAATATATCAACAAACTTAGGTATTATTGGAACTGGTTTCCAGTCTAAGTTTAAGTAGGA